ATCCAAGATAAAAGCCAATAGCTTAAATCTTGCAGGTACATTTGGATTTAGCGGCACAGTCACAGGATTTGATGATACACCTTTAGTATTAATTAGCACGTTTACTTCTGATGGTTCTGATGCTACTGCAAGTTTTACTAGTGGTATAGATTCTACATATAAAGAATATTTATTTGTGTTTAATAATATACACGCAGAAACTGACGACAAACATCTTACTTTTCAAACTAGTACAAATGGTGGGTCTAGTTATGGAGTAACATTAACAAATACTAACTTTAGTGCTAGGTTAAGAGAAGATGATGGTTACAATGCTTTAGCTTACACAGACAATGATGTAGCACAAGGAACAGGATTTGCAGTTATTGGTGAGGGTTTTGGAAATGCTAATGACTGTTCGGGTTCTGGATTTTTAAGATTATATAATCCTAGTAGTACGACATTTGTAAAACATTATGTTAGTCAAGTACAATATATGAATTTTCAACCTGCAAGTGTAAGTTATTTTACAGCAGGATATTTTAATACAACTTCTGCCATAAACGCAGTGCAGTTTAAAATGGTTTCTGGTGAAATACAAGGCGGAACAATAGATTTATTTGGAGTAGTATAGTGGCACTTAGTAAATTAGCAGCAAACTCTTTTGACCTGACAGATAATTATGCTCTAACAGGCACAGTAACTGGAGTTATATCTACACAAAAATTATTTTTAATTAAGAATATTGATGCTAGTGCAGATTCTACTATTAGCTTTGTTAATGGTGCTAGTAGTGTGGTTTTAGATGGCACATATAAAACATATCTGTTTAGATTGATTAATATACACCCCTCTAATAATACAACTACATTTTCTGTAAATTTTAGAGATGGTGGAAGTAATTATGATGCAACTAAAACAACATCATTTTTTGCAGCTAATCATCCTGAGAATAATAGTTCTACTAGTTTGGCTTATTCAACGGGTGCGGATTTAGCACAAAGCACGGGTGCACAAAAAATCGCAACTTCTGTAGGTAATGATAATGATGAAAATTTTAATGGAGAATTATATTTGTTTAACCCAAGCAGCACTACTTTTGTAAAACATTTTATGGGAGTGAACCAAATAAGTAATCACTCCGATACATCAGCACAGGAGTTTTATTCAGGATATTGTAATGTCACAGCAGCAATAGATGGTGTTCAGTTTTCAACTTCTGCAGGAACTTTTGAAACAGGGAGGATAGCATTATATGGCATTAAGTAAAATTCAACCTGCATCTATGGACCTGACTGCTAATTATGCTTTTACAGGAACCAACTCTATATCATCAGTAGATTATCCAGAAAAAAAATTAGCTACATTAACAGCATCTAGTAGTGCTACATTAGATTTTACAAGCAGTATAGATAACACTTATAATATTTATAAATTTAGATGGGTTAATATACATCCTTCTCACAATCAAGATGCTCAATGGTCTTTTCAAGGAAGCACTGATTCAGGAAGTAATTATAATACAGCTATGGTTACAACAGTATTTAGAGCATATCACTTTGAAGGAGACTCTGGTGCAGCTTTACAATCAAGAAGTGCTGACAATGAAGAGGGCCAATCAGGCGAGACTGCATATCAACCATTAGGCTATCAAGGTGGTGCAGTAGCAGATGAAAATTGTAGTGGTGAATTATTTTTATTTAATCCTAGTTCTACGACTTTTATGAAACATTTTATATGTAGAAATGCTGCACAAGGATATGACTCAGGTAGTGGAGGATTTCAACAAGATTATCATGTAGCAGGACATTTTAATACAACCTCTGCTATAGATGCTGTAAGTTTTAAGTTTTCGACAGGAAACATAGACTCAGGTACAATAGAAATGTATGGAATTAACTAGAAAAATTGATATAAAGGAGAGATCATGCCAAGATATCACAATATAAACGGAGTAAAAGTCCAATTTACAGCGGAAGAAGAGACCGCCAGGGACGCAGAGGAGAAAGCATGGGCTGATGCAGCTCCTGCTAGAGCCTTGGCTGAATTAAGAAGTAAAAGAAACAGATTATTAGCAGAGACAGATTATCTAGCTTTATCAGATAGCACTCTTAGTGATGATATGAGAACATACCGTCAAGCACTAAGAGACTTACCTGCAGGAAAAGATACAGTAGAGAAGTGCGAAAACGCAACTTGGCCTACTAAACCATAGGAGGATAGATGAGTATTACAAAAGTAACAGATGCGGGATTAGATAGAAATAGAATTGTAACTCCTTTAATCATCAATGGAGATATGGCCGTAGCACAGAGAGGAACCTCCGCCACAGGTCTAGGTGCAAGTGCAGGGTATAATACTTGTGATAGATGGAAACTGGAGGTTGAAGGTAGCCCATCAGCTAGATTTACACAAACTCAATCAACAGATGTGCCTACTGGTCAAGGTTTTACGACATCTTTAAAAATGGATTGCACTACAGCGGCAGGTTCTCCAGATGCGGATGATGCTCTTGCAATCACATACAGAATTGAAGCACAAGATTTACAGTTGTTAAGATACGGCACTTCAAGTGCTAAAAAAATTACTTTATCTTTTTGGGTAAACGCCACAAAAACAGGCACTCATGCTATTTGGATATATCAAAATGATGATAGTAGAAGTCAAGCACAGACTTACACTGTCAACTCAACTAATACATGGGAAAAGAAAACAGTAGTTTTTGCTGCAGACACTACTGGAGTAATAGACAATAATAATGGTGAGGGTTTTAGAATTAACTGGTGGTTAACAGCAGGTAGTAATTTTACCTCTGGAACATTAGCAACAACATGGCAATCACATACAGCAGCTAATAATGCAGTAGGTCAAGTTAATAACGCAGATAGCACATCTAATAATTGGTACATCACAGGAGTACAACTAGAAATTGGAGAATTTGATAGTAATACAATACCTCCGTTTCCTTTTGAAAGTTTTTCAAATAATTTACATAAGTGTAGAAGATATTTTGTAAAATCACCTAAAACTGACGGATTAAATCATTATGCATTACATGATATGTTTGCATTCGATAATAGTAATTGTTATGCAGGATATATTTTTAATCCTCCAATGAGAGCTGCTCCCTCAATTAGTCAAACTACTAATGCAGAATTTATAACAAACGGCAATGATAAAAGTATTACAACAAGTATGTTGTATAGTTCTCAAAAAGATAATGAAACTGCTAGAATAAGATTTTATGATGGTAATGCCTTTAGTGACCAAAATGGAAAAGTGGGGTTATTACAAAATGGAACATTTAAATTTGAGTCAGAATTATAGGAGTTGACATGAACAAAGACAACATTACAGAAGTTAAAAAATTAACAGATTCCTCTACTGGCAGTATAGACTACAGAGTTGTTTGGTCTGGAGGGGTGTCTTTAGTTCCTGATGACGTAGATAATTACCACTATAAAGTAATTCAAGAATGGGTAGCGGCAGGTAATACAATAGTTGAGGTAAATATTTAATGGCATACATAGGACAATCAATTAAAAACGGAACCTTTAAAGATTTAGGATTTAGTGGAACTTTTAATAGTTCTACTACTGCTTTTAATCTAGGTACACAGGTAGGTTCCCCTGCACAATTATTAGTATCTAAAAATGGTGTTATTCAAAGACCAGGCACTGACTTTAC